TTCCCGGTGGGTGCGCTTGCTTGCACAGAGTAGCCAGCCTCCGTGAGACGGCGGGCCACCTCACGGATTAGGACAGTCTTACCTGTGCCAGCACCACCAGTGATAGCGACGATGCGCTTGTCTAGGTTGCAGCATGCTTCGATAGCAGCTTGCTGCTTCTCATCCCACACGATGGGTGCGGGTAATCCTAGTGCGTTCGCAAGGTCTTCCATCACGGCTCCTGTTAGTCGTTGTTATGCGGAGCACTCAGCAAGTTCGAGAGCTTGTTGCCGAGTCGCTGTTCCATACGGAGCATGGCATCTGCCATGGTGCGGAACAACACCTCACCCTCAGCAGTCGAGGACTTGCTGTAGTTCTCACCGATGCGCACGGTCCACTCACCCTTGTCAGTGAACGAGTGCGAGTAGTGGCACGTGCTCGCGCCCTCGTACAGATTGGGCATCTTGTCGAACGCACGCTTGAACTCAATCGCGATGCGCTTGCGCACAAGCAACTCGAACTCCAGATCGTTCAGGTTATACGCGAGGTACTCAGCCAACTCCTCGTTGGCCAAGTTCACTTCCATAGCAGCCATGTTGTTCACCTTTATATAGGAACCCCCACACCTTGTGGTGTGGGGGCAGTAGTCAGTCACAGCGTGTAGGCATCGGCTGGTTAGGCGTCTCGCTTCTGTGGCATGCGAGCAGCGGGCACCATCCCACGCACATAGAATGCGTGGTCGTGTTCGCCACCCTCCACGATCTCAAGCACCTTCTCGGCACTGCGCTCCACGCTCACGATGCGGAGGTTCTTCTTGTCGAACTCCACCGGCGCACCGGCATCGTCGAGCACCTGAAGCACGAAGAACGCAGCGGTCGGCTTCGGCGCCTGACGCGGACCAGTCGAACGACGACGACGCACAGTGGGTTCAGCAACGGTTGCACTCATGGATCACTCCTCTTGTTGGTGATGTCACCTAGTGTAGTCCGCACCCAGTGCGTGTCAAGCACTGGATGCGTGCTACATGTAGGTTAGCGAGCGATCACGCGGCTAATCTGTGCGCGAGTCTCGCCCTCGTACGTGTCGTGCGTGATGTCGAGCGTAGCACTCAGTCCCAGCAGGTCGGACAGGTCCACCTGACGCGACAGGCGACCACCCACCGCTTCAATGAACTTGCGCCAGCGCCACCGCAACTGCGGCGTGTCAGCGAGCACGAGCCTGTTGTACGTGAGAGTGATCCCATCGGGGTCACCGTCCGTGAAGTCAGCCGGATACTGGTCCGCGTTAATGCGGAACTGGATCGAGGCGTAGGTGTTACCACTCGTATTAGACACACGGCTCTCGGCACCGATGATCTCACCGAGGTACTGCCCAACAGGCAGTGGCGCCGGTGCTTCAGCGGTCGAGAGGTCCTGACTGAACTCAAGAATACCAGTCATTGATCAGGCGACTCCTTACTGTTATATGAGTGGCGGCATTATGCCACACACCATGTTGTTCACCTCACCCCCTGCGTACTCCCGTGCGCGGGGGGTCCTTTTACTTAGGCAGTGCTAGCTTACGTCCACTGCCCTTCTTCCACGCTCCGATCCACTCAGCGATACCATCGCCGGTGTGGTTGCGTGCGTCGTAACGCCACACGAACTCCGGTGCAGTCGATGCATCCCACATGCGGGTCTTCATCGGCTTACGCAAGCGGCACGGACGCACTGCGATAGTGCGATCCTTACCGTTGTCGTTCATCCACCAGACTTCGTTGAAGCGTAGACCTACTTGACCAGCGATGCCCTCGGACAGTGCCATTGTTACACTGACCACTGCACCGGCAGCATCCCGGTCTGGTGTGCCTTCATGCGTGATGAAGATCAGGTTGCGGTTGAGCCTACCTGTCAACGTCATCAGCGCCACTGCTGCACGTAGCATACTGGCATTGCGCCATGAGTAGCTATGCACACCGGGCTGTTCCATGCTGCTGTTCCTGTTCTTGGACACAGCTTCCTGTAGTGCCATGTATGCATAGGCTGTAACACTATCCCACACCACGGTCTCGATGTCGGGTCGAGAACGCAGGAAGGACTCCAGACCATAAGGGTCTGAAGCACGGAACTTCTCTATGACCTGAGCGAACGGCGCACTGCTGAGATCGAGGATGTCGCAGTCTGTGCGCGTGGTGTGGGCTAGGTCACCGTTCGGGTCCATGAGTATGAACAGCTTGCGACCGGGTGCAGTAGCGGCGAGCGTAGACTTACCGCAGCCCGCATCGCCCCAGATCAATGAGACGAAGCGTGCGTTCTCAGCATCCGGTGAGCGAAGTGGTATGCCACCGAGTAGCTGTGCATCACTCACAGCTTGGGTTCCTCGTCCTCCTCATCCACATCACTGATGCTCTCCTCGATCTCATCGAGACGCTGTTCCGCATCCTGCATGTTGTCGGTAAGCTCATCGATCAACTCATGCAGGTTGATCATCCGTTGTTCGAGTGCTTCCTGCATATCGATGACAGCAGTAAGCACAGTCTGCGTAGCCTGCGAGTTGATAGTCTCGATGAGATCGAGCAGGTGTTTCTTATCGAACATGCCAGTCCTCCTGTTGGTTAGCCGTCTACCGTGTCCTTGTCTTCGGTGAGTGGAGACCACTCATCGACCTCCATCTGTGAGATGATAAGCTCCTGTTCCTCACGGTCTGAGGCACAGAATGGGATCATGCTACACGGACGGAAGTACCTGTTACATGAGTGTGTAAACATGGGAGCGTCATACGGGTTGCCCTCATACTTCTCACACAGTGCAACAGTGTAGTCGAGCCAGTTCAACCAGCGTTCGTACTGATGAGTCTCACGAGACACATAAGCAACAACTATCCCGCCGTAATCATATGACTTAGGCATAGGAATAGCAAGCCCGTGTATCTCTGCGCTGTTTACTAGCTCTTGTGTGTACAACGACGCAGCGACACAATATGCAGTGACCTGTGAGCTTGTCTCGAAGCTCATCGCCCACGCATCATTCAGTCTCGACGCCGTCTTGTTGTCATGCAGTGTAATGCGATCCGCTCGGTGGTGGATGCCATCTATGCGTCCCGTATGCCTAAACACGCGGTCGCCTAGTGTAACTACCATGTCGAACGGCCACTCGATCCCTACGTCAGACGTAGGATCGGTGGGGTCACGCATCCACACGTGGTGTTGGAACTGCCATCGGTTGATGTAGGCTAGTGCGCTCTCCTCCATGTTGACTAGTGTACGTCGCTTGTCACGCGGTTCGTCGTAGTATCCACTGGTATCTAGCACAGCAATGGCACCGCGCTTCGATGCCTCGACCACGTTCTCACTACCGATGATCTCATTGCGCAGGTGCAGCAGTCGTTCTGCCCCGAACAGTCGCTCGCCGTGGTGACGGAAGGCTATCTCTCCCTGCACCTCGTCGAGTTGATACTTGAGCGTCATCAGTCGCACGAACGCGAACACTTCGTGCATCGCAGTGCCACACTCCAGTGCAGTAGCGCGGCCCTGTGTAGGCATACGCTTATGCATGCGGTAACGCGTGATGCCCCACACGGGGCATGTCGAGACCGCAACGAGCGCAGTGTTATCGTACGCAGGCAAGTGCATGTCGCTCGCCTCCGTGAGACGGAAGCTCGACTTCATTACTCCTCCTCCTCTTGTGGACGCATGCTGTTCTCGAACGCTTCGACCTTCTCCTTCATGCGGTCGGTTACCATCGTGAGTTGACCGAAGTGATTGATCACTGCGGACATCATCTCGGTTATCTCACGCTGTGTAAGCCTGATCGCACTGAGTTCCTCAAGCAGCAGTTCCACTGTGTGGACCATGCCTTTCTCGTAACCCATCTCCTTGATGTTCGAGCGTAGGTCACGCGCTCTCACATAGACTGCCATCGGGTATCTCCTACTGAGTTGAGCACTCGATAGCTAGCAGGCGTGCCTTATGCAGTGCAACCTCAGCCGCAGCCTCGGCTACCTGTGCCTTAGCTAGTGCACGCCCTGCACGCTCGATAGCCTTCTCTAGCTTAATGAAGACAACGAGGATGCTGTCGTCAGCCTTGACCTTAGCTAGTGCCTCTAGCTTGCGCACGTTGACCATGCGTCGCTCACGCAGTGTAGCAAGCACCTGATCTAGCTGATCGACCTGCATCTGTAGCACCGTCGCACGGTGCATCGGTGTGTCTAGTGGTGGGTCACTCATCCTTCTGTAGTTCCCTGATACGTCGCTGTGCCGCACGCGATGCACTCTCGATGGTAGGGGACCGCCCTATGTACTCGTATGTCCGAGTGTATAGGACGGTCCACATCCATCGTTCAGCGTCGAGACCATGCGGATCGAACTGCAACACGTACTTGTATCCGTTGTATTCACGTGTCTCTTTCTTAGGCTTGATCACTAGCTGCACGACTGTCATTCTCTCTCCTACTTGTTGCTTACCCCCGTCAATGCAGCACCACGCAGCATGGTCGTGAAGTAGTGGGCTGGCTTGGTCTGTGTGGTGGCTACACGCTCTGCGTCAGCGATCACCTGCGGTGACACGCCTGCGACTTCGAGCGCGTTGCGGAACGCCTTCTGGTCTACCTTCGACGACGGGTTACGCACGTCTACCTGCACGAGCACGATGCCATCGTAGATGACTTCGCGTGTACCCGGCTTCATCGGGTCCTGTTCATGGTCGAACGTGACGCCCGCTTCATCAGCGGCCTTGCGAGCCTGTCGTGCACGTTCACGCGCGACTGTCTCTAGGTCACGTGCGATGTGCAGTTCCCACGCAACTGCGTCTCGATTGCTCTCGAACACAGGTGCACGCGTCGGCTTGGGTCCGTCTTCGCGCCCTATGCTAGTGAACGCGCTTCTGATGCGGTCCATGATCACGGAGGGCCTAAAGTCACTCATAGTGTGTAACTCCATTGGGTTGAGGGCCAACCCCACAACCGACGAGCATTCGTCGGCATTACACGACCTGTCAGCGGCGGGTGGCTACTGACATGCGTGCGCACGCTGTGTGCTGCGATTAACAGTGTGGGGTTGGGTAGTGACAGCGAGACGTACACACAGTGTGTCGGGGTTGCGACTCGACACTGTGTGCACACAGTCAGAGAAGCGAACCGCCGTCTGCTTCTCCGACTGATTACGTATTATAGCATGTGTTCATGCTTGTGTCAAGTCTACGCGGCCTCGTACGCCTTCCACGCAGGCGACGCAACGAAGCGCGTAACCTGTAGCTCTCTGTTGAGCTGTGTGGCAGTCATGTTCTCAGCGTTACCCGCGCGCATAGCGAACACGCCGTCCTCTACATGCGATGCGTAGTAGGTGAGTGCGTTGTACGCGCTCCACATCGTGTTGCCACGCTGTTCACGCTCGACCATCCACTGATCGACTAGTCCCTCGTACACTCGGTCGCTCGTAGTGAAGCTACGGAACATAGCGATGGTCGCTTCACGCTGTGCAGCGCGTTGTGACCATTCGAGCCACTGCTTCGACGCACTGGTGTAGTTGTCGAGTGAGCTACTCAGTGCATCGGTGATGTGGTCGATCACCAGTCCGCTGGTGTGTCGGCGGTACATGGTCTCGTAGTCGCCACGGATCATGCCGTTCGTACAGAAGAAGTCGATGGCACCGCTGTGCATGCGTAGTGCACTGCCACCGTATCCGTTCTGGACGATCAGCCGGAAGCTGATGCTGCTCACATCGTCATGCACCTTGCACTTGAGTGCAGGGAA